GAGGTTTTCTCCATTTCGCCGGAGCACGAGATCTTAACCAGGCAAGAACCTTTTGGCATTCACCAAATTGTTCCCAACTGATCAATCCCTCGACTCTCCTAGTCCACCTCCACAAGTTGTTATGAAGGAGAAATAGATCTGTCAATTTCTTGACAGGCCGACGAAGATAGAACGGTGTGACATCAAAGCCTCCGTAAAAGTGTGAACCACAACTTTCACGAAACGGGCCGCTCAGATGGGTTTTCTTCACGTTCGGCGTAAAGCCAAGCGCGGAGAGAACTTTAAGGAGCGTATCGACGGCCTCTACGTGGATGACAATGTCATCTCCGTATACTCCGAGCTCTGTGGCCTCCAGGCCATGGAAATCGAGACACGCTTTTGCAATGGAGTAGAAAATCAAACTCTCCAGCTCAAACGTGTAGCCGTTTCCCATGGAACTGAACTTCTGGTAAAAGAAAACATCACCAGAAGGAAGAACTCCGAACTTGCTCCGGCACTGCTCAAGTGCTTCGAGCCAGTCGGGACGGATGAGTATGGCTACAGCGGCTCGCGCCACTGTGTCACTAGCCATAGATAAGTCAACGGTCGCAAGGTGACCAAGGGCACTCCCTTTAAAGGCGAGCTCTTGGTTCCTTGTTTGATCATTGAGGTTACATCCGGCAAGACGAAGCCGATCGCGCATTAGGCCACCAATCCCTTTCTGAACATACATGTTCATACAGGGCTCAATAGCTATGGTACGATCCGTCTTGAAGTTCTTCGGTACGGTAACAACTCTGTTTCCTCGGGCAATCAACACGCGCCCGACACCCTGCTCTGGACCTAAAACGTCCAATCCCCGTTCCCAAACGGGGCACGTCGCAATAGCGGCGTTAGCAAGGAGAGAGTTGTCCATCGTTGACTCAGGGTTTCCTGAGTACTTCCATGCAGCATCCGCCAAACGGCGGGGGCTCCGTGTTGTGGCGCCAGGTCCAAAATTAAAGTACCTCGCTGCACGATCCCAGCTGAACCCACCAAGGATACGATCGGCAATTTTCCTTCCGGACTTAATTATCCGGTGAAGGCCTTCATTGTCACGAAGGATGTGCCATCGCCCCTGGTTTGTCTTATAGCAGAGATCCTCTGCCTGCTCAAAACGTTTCCAGGTCTCAAGATCCTTTGCAGGATTCTTAAGACCATCATCATACTTAGACAGAATTTCGTCTATCAGGTATGAAATGGCAAAATCGCCAGGGGAAGCGTTTTCATCCGGTGTTAATGGATGTCCACACAAGCGTTCGCGATTTCCTGGCAATCCCTCGGCGATAAGTGAAACACCGAGGGCTGCGCAGAGTCGCTTATCGAATTCCTGTGTTGAAACAGAAAGAGTGAAGCGAGTTGGACCAGGCCGATTCCGGCCAGAACGATCAGCATCCATAGAGATACTCCAAGGACTATGTCTCGGATTGAGAACATAGGAACGTTAAGGGTCAAGAAAGGAATATCCTTTCCTGGCTTTTGCCGGTCACGGAGATTCATGACGGGCGGTGAGCGCTTCACAGTTCTTCAGCTTAGAAGAACG